GCCTTCAACGGATGCTAATGCTGCTAAACCAGCAGATACAACAAAACCATCAGCATCTACATCAGATCCAGCTACTCCAACAACAGACAACACAGATAACACCAATCTCCCATTGGTTGACCCAACTACAGCCGTAGCAAATCCTATCGTAACTGCCACAGGTCGAACAGTTGTGGGTACTGATAATGGAAATGTTATCGTAAAAGACACAGCGACAGGGCAAGAAGCAAAAATCAGCCCTACAGAACTTGGCGGAAAAGTTGAAAAAGACGGCACAGTCACAATTAAAGTTCAAGATGGAAAAATAACTCGCTTGCCAAATACAGGCATGGAAGCAAGTTATTCATTATTGGCAGCAGGAGCAGCAATGTTTGTTTCAGGGCTTGCAGTTCTTAAAAAGAAGCGAAAAAGTTAAGAAATTATAAAAAGAGGGTTGCCCTCTTTTTATAATTATGTTATACTACAAATGTGGCTGGATCCCCAGCCTCCTTTAGAAAAAGTTTATTTATAAACTTATTCTTAACTTCTTTAAATTATATGAGAAACACTTCTCTTTTCGGGGTGTTTTTCATTTGCTCTCAGAAGCTCATATAAGCCATTTTTAGGGGGTAAATGCTAATTATGGTATAAATCCTCTTTGATGCTTTTAAGATGTGTGTGAAGGAGAAATAAAGGGGTAATTCTAAGAGTTTTAGATAAGAGAAAGCATGGACTGGTAAAGTCCTTTTAATTTACCTCTGACTTTTAAAAATATCAGATATTATTGACAAAAAATACAAAATGGTGTATAATATAATCATAAATAAAAATTGTATAAAGGAGTAAAGAATGAGGGAAGAAAAAATCATTGTCGCTGTAGGGACACAGTTTGCCTTGGTTGAAAGGGTAAGTGTCATCAGTATTGGTTTGCAGAGTGTGGGTAGGATTGAATTTGGAGATTATAACTATCCTATTTTTAAGGGTTGTACTTTTGAGGAAAGCCAAAAGGTTGATAAACTCTTTGATAGTGGAACAGTAGAAGTTCATCAGCTATCTGACTATAATACCTACTACAACAAATAAAACCCAGAAATGCTTTCTGGGTTTTTGAAATACTCATAGACAGCATTCAAACACAAAAAAGTAATATTTAATAACACAAACAGATTGACAAATATTATAAAATGGTGTATAATGTAATCAAGAAGTTAAGATAAAGGAGCAACCATCATGAATGTAGCATCAAAAAACACTTATTCAAAAGAGGAGTTAAATCATATTGTAAAAAAAGTAGGATTTAAAATAGCAAGAGACACTTCAGCTAAAATAGCAAATGCTTTGGAACGAACTAAAGAAAATGTCCTTATTGCTGCCTTAGAGGAACGGATGGGAAAAGAACAAACTCTGATATATATATCAGGGTATGAGCTAGCAATCAGTATGATTAAAGAATTTTCAGTAAGTGAAGAATCTGAATAGATTCTCTGCTGATAAACTATACTATTAAAATTTGGGTTTAATAAGGAGAAGGGATATGGTTAATTTTGATCCATCTATTGACTATTCAAACGAAGCAGGAGAGGTGTTTAGAAAATTTAGAGAGTATAAGCGAGAAAAAGAAAAAACAACTAAAGATAAAGAGATAGTGGGCTATGTAACTATTGATTGGTCTTGTTTTTCAGATAAAATTGTTGAAGATGCTAATCTCTTTTTCAAAGAAAATAAGGAAGAGTTGATTAAAAATGAGATACTAACTCAACAAGAGTGTAATAATTTATCTAGGCGAACTACAGTCTTTTTTACAAAAACTCTGATCGATTGGTTGAAACTTAATTTAGAACGCAAAATCAAAGTTCTCTTTTATTATAAAGGGTTTGCTTTTGTGGAACTTCATTCTAAGCGCTATATTGTGCCAGAAGATTTACTAATTCCTGTTCGACAAGAGAGTTCAGAGGGTACTGGAAGGGAGTTGGCACTTAAAGAAAATAATCAACTTACTCTAAAAACGGATTTGAGCCAAGCTGTTGAACTGTTAGAAAAAGTTTCAGAATTTGATGATAAGGCTTTTGAGGGGCAGTTGGCTGAGATTGAAGATCTCAAAGCTCAAATGGAAGCTAAAATAACAGCTATGTATGAAATGCAGGCTAAAATGATGTCTGAACTCCAAGAAAAAGTCGCTCGTTATGAACATGAATTATTGATGATGCGTACTGACTTGACTGCTTTTGAATACCGAAATGGCTTGACAATAGATTTCACTAGAATTACTAAAGGAAACTTTGCTCCAGTTGAGCAGCCGATTGTGGTTTATCAGAAACTTATTTACCTAGATGAAGATTTGCCTCGTTTCCAAAGCCTGTATGATGTGAATGCTGGTAGTTTAGAAGTGGCACTTAAACATTCACCAGCACTTCTTGAACATATTTGCCCTACAAACAAAGGGGTTAGTTTCTTAAAAATGAGAAATGCTACTGGAACTTTTGAGTTAGAGAATACGGTAATGAAATTCATTGAAGATACAATGCCTAATGAAATTGGTATTTTAATTCGTAACGGAGAAAACACGTGGATCACATGGCTTGATAGTGATAATGTATCTTTCTCTCAGGATAGTTTTGCATCAATTTCTTCTCAAGAAGAAGAACCTTCTTTGAAATTAGTCCAATCTCGTTACTATGTCTTTAGTATTATTTTAGGTTTGATAGAACGTGGGGAATTACTGCAACTAAATCACATTCCAACAGATATTTTTTCTGATACAGGAATTATTTTATCAAATGCGGACTCTCAGATTACTGATTCTACCTACATTGAGTTGAGCGACTTGATGCAAACATTGAACGAGTATTCAAAAGCTGATGATCCAATTTTTGTGCTTAACTCTTTTACAGATAGAGCGAAGTATTATGGACGGTATGGTGGGGGGACAACACAACGAGGACGAGGGGATAATGCTTTAACAGATGATACTTCTGTTGAGAGAGGAATTAACAAAATCCGTGGGATTGATTATTTTTCTGATTTCACTACTAGATATTATGTTAGAGGTGAAAAGAGTTCTTGGAAATATGATGATGGAATGTCTAAAATCAGTCCTAGCTTATATATTGAGAATGATGAATTTCTTAATATCAAGTTTCTCACTAGCACTCTTGTTGATTATTATATTCACACAAAGAGAATTGGGCAAATATCTAACTCAGGTAGATATGTAACTTACACGCACATGTTACCCATTTTGTTTGAAATAAAGAAAGAATTAGAAAAACAGGAAAAAGAAGATCGATTGCATATAGTTGCTAAAGATTATGACTTAAACTTATTGACATCTTTTAAGATTATTCATGATGTACGCATAGTGACAGAGTATCAAGCGAAACGCTACTCAAAATGGCTTTGCTCTTTATCTGAAGAAGAAAAACAATATTTTGGCAAACTCTTAATCATTAATGATTTAGACAAGTATATTCGTTATCCGAAAGCATACACTGCTTTAAGCGAACCTGTCATCCTTGAAAAAACGGATGATTATACAGAGCGATGCGAAATTTTCTCTATTGGAGAATACACTCAACCACATTTAACTACAATAAAAGACGAGAAAAAAGAATTTGAATACTATGAGCAAAGTGTATTGGATCATTGGGGAAGTAGCAAAATCAAAGTCTTTGGTAGTAAAAAATCAGTTGAAAAAGTTATTTCATCTAAGGGAATTTATCAAGAATATCATAGTCGTAAGAGGGCATCAGGAATTGATATATATCACTTTGATTTTGGAGAGCGTAAATGGCATATTGTTGATTTCTACGATACAGAAAATAATCGAAAGAAAGTAGAAATAGCAGAAGAAATGAATGACAAAATGGGGAAATAACAGAATATGTCATAAAGAGTCATCTAATTGATGACTCTTTTTTAAATGGGGGGAGTTATAGGAAAACTTGACAAATTTAATAAAATGATGTATAATATAATCATAATTTAAAGAAACTGGAGAAGAACCATGACAAAGATAGATGAATTGAAAAAGCAGATTATTGCCTTATATGACCGCTCATATATGTTTCATTTAGGAGAGCTGCTTTTCAATTATAAGGCGACACCAAAAATGGAAGAAGAATTTTTGGAAGAAGTGAATAAAAGAATTGACAAAGCTTACATGGAAGATTATGAACAGTATGGGATAGAACACGAGGAATCGTGTGAAAGAGGAGCAACCTACATTAGTTTGTGTGGTGCTAATATTGATGAAACAAGTGTAGAAGAAGCTATATATGTGGCTAAAGAAAAAGGAATAACTGATATTGAATCATGGTTAGAAGTCTTGTTAGAAAAATTATCAACACTCATTGAACGAGTGGATAAAGATTGTGAAACTATTGAGAATGAAATCATTGACCGCTATCATTTGACCTATACAAGTTGCGAATGGTAGATATAGACAACCGAAAGCCTATTACTAATGGGCTTTTTTTTATTTCTACACTAAGATTTCCCTGAAAAACTGGCTGCCAGAATCTTTTATTTTTTTGCTTATAATATTTATTGTAGAAGTTTTTAAGTGTTCTGTTTGGAATACCTGAAATCGCTCTAACAAATTTAAAATTAAATTTCAAAGGAGAAAAAATATGAAATTTTTAAAAAAAATAAAACAAGAAATGATGGAATTTTGGGAGTTCACCAAAAGCCTATCAACTGAACAAAGAGCAGCCATTTATGGATCGTTGCTTGATATTTTTAAAGAGGTAATCATAACAGGACATGATTTGATAGATGAAGGCTTTGCTTTGTCAGCAGATTTAAAGCTTGCTATTCTCAGTTATGGTCTTTTTCAGATTTTTAAAGGCGTCAAAACAATTTGGATAATTTATAAGAAAAATGACAAGTCCTAGCTATGGTTTATTAGGTAAAGAGCTGTCTAATTGATAGCTCTTTTTTCTGTCTGTTTGACTTCTTTTCAAGGTTTTTATCAGGGGGATTTGACAAATCTAGTAAAATGGTGTATAATATAATCATTAATAATTTAAAGAAGAAATGGAGTAATAACATGACAACTATTATTGATGGAAAACATACTTTTGAGATAGTAGAAAAGATTCCCAAAGGATTCTTTATCTGGAATATAGGCATACTTTCTGAAAGATATTTGGCGATTGCTGAACTAGCTAACCATGTAGACAAAAATTGTCACTATATCAATAAATCCACGCTCAAAGCCATTGAATTGCCAAAAAAAGAAAGAGAGCTTTTGGATAAAGCTGCTGGATATGGTGTTCGTGACCTGACAACGTGTAGGAAGGCTCTAAAAAGTAGAGCAAAGAGAGGGATTGGGCTAAAAGCTAAAAATCTTGCTATTTTGGCTTTAGAGGTTCATGAAAGGATAACGGAGTGAAAATATGGACTATGTTATCTATGACAAGCAACTTGAACAAATCAAGGCTTCAGGATATGAGAGCAGGCAAGAAGCAATATCAAGTTTTGCTGAATATTGGCGACATATTGCAAGAGATGATGAGTTAAGAGACCTAGAAGAAACTGGGAAATTAACAAATCAAGAACCTACAGAAGAACAGGAGAAAATCCTAGCTCAATGGAGAGCTGAAGCATTTGCAAATGATTTAGAGTATATTGAAAGTTATGATTTTGAAGTAAGAGAGGAAAACAATGACTGAACATAAAATTTTGGTAGAGGAAATTCTACAACGAGAAATTACCGTATCGGCTGACAGTTTGGAAGAAGCAATCTGGAAAGTTGAGAATGAATATAAAGATTCTAAGATTGTTTTGGACGAGGGGGATTTTATAGGACATGATGTCCGTCCTCTTAGTGATTGACTATCAATGACTTGTGAGATTTCAGGTTAAAAGATTGTCAGCTATTATCTCTAAAGGGTTAAAAGGTTAAAACTATCTTTTAACCCTTTACTAATAAAGAATGGTGTCATCTTTAAAAAAATCCATCAAAATCCTTGACAGTATTATCTAAGTGGTGTATAATATAATCAAGTTCAGATGAGGGTTAAACATGATAGCCTCTGAAGAAAAGTAGAAAGGTAAGGCATGAAAATTTTAATTCGTTATAAAGGTAATGATAAAAAGCAGATGATAATCAACATGGATTATGTATCTGGTATGTTTAATGACAAGGAAACTGATGGATCAACAAAAGAAGTTACAAATTTTGTTGAGGTCTATTTCAAGCCTTGGAAACCGTTTGAGCAATATCATGAGGTTGCACGTTTCAATGAAATTGCAGAGTTAGATGCTGACGGAAATATTACTTGGCAGAAGATGGATAATCTTATTGACTTTTACAAGTGGCTAGCAGCCAACGAAAATTAGAAAAGGTGAACAAAATGAAAGAAGAACTCTTAAAACTCCTTGAAAGCAAAGGGTTTAAAATTAAATTTGAAGGCATCTGGACTGGTGAGGAACAAAAAGACACAGCACCTACTATTAGTGAACTTTTTGAAAATGATGTAATCGAAGGTGCTAGTGAAGGAGCTATCACTAAAGCGATTTTAGGTGTACTAGCCTATCTGACGGAGCATAGTGTAGAAAACGTTAAACACAGAGTGGTCACGACAGAAAAGTACAATGACAAGATTAGAATTTACTTAACAAGTCATTGGTTAGGAAGTTGTGTGCCTGTTGTAACATTGGAAAACGAGTGTAGCTTTACCGTAAGTAAAAACCCAGAGCCTCGTGTTAAATGGGCTGATGGTGGCGATTGGGGAGTGGCGTTCGTAGGGTACTTGGAATTGGTATAGCACAGAAATTATAAACAACAGAAACGGAGAACAAAATGATACCAAAATTTAGAGCGTGGTCTAAAGCTGAAAAAATCATGTCAGATGTAAAAAAGCTTGATTTTTGTAATGGTGAGATTGATGCACGTTCGTTTGAAGAAACAGCAATTGAAGAAGTTGTCCTCATGCTATCAACAGGACTCAAAGACAAGAATGGAAAAGAGATTTTTGAGGGGGATATTGTTAGAAATGGTACAGATGTCGCAGATATAAAGAGACACCCAACTCTTGGGTTTTATACAGTTGTCAATGGCAGAGAAGGATTTTTTGGAGACGGAATGAGCATTGATGATTTTGAGGAAGATGCTGAGGAATTTTCTGAAATAATTGAAATCATCGGCAACATCTACGAAAATCCAGAATTACTTAAATAATTCAAATGGATCAATAATTTGAAAAAAGCTTAGTAAAACTAGGCTTTTTCTTTTTCAAAAAAAATCCTCAAATGTCTTGACAAGTATCTATCGATGATGTATAATATAATCATAAATAAATTTAAAGAAGTTGGAGAAGGACAATGGAAAATAACATCAAACAAAACATTACCGCAGACGAACCACAGAAACCAGTCGTACCGCAGTTTGTGGCTGATTGGTACGAAGAAATCAAAGATAAGTTTGACGAAAGTATTTGGGAATATCTTGTCAATTGGGACGAAAACGAATGGGACAATTTAAAAGAATGGTTTGCAAAAAGTCATAAAAACAAAGCTATTGTAACCCTTGCGAATATGCACCAATTCGGCTACGAGGTCGAGAAAGAGAAGCGGTATTCAGTGAAGGTGAAAGTCATGGATCGCATCAATGGATGTCTAGCTTATAACAAAAACACTGAAAATTGGTTCTTTGGTATAAGTGGTAATTCTAAGAATCATCGCACACACCACACCCGCAAAGAACTGGAAGATGCGGACTTCGGCTGGGTGTTTGATTGCGAGGGGATTGAGATTGAGGAGGTGGAGTGAATGGCAGTTAAAGATGAAACAGGATTTTACAA